ATACCAACTGGTATGAAAGATGTTATCTATATAGATGGCAGTGATGAAATTCTCAGTATGTTTGGAACTCCAAACTTATCATCCTCTGGTAATTTTACAATAGATGCAACAACAGATATTATTCTTGATGCTGATGGTGGAGATATATTTTTTAAGGACGGTGGTACTACTTTTGGTAGTGCAACAAACACAAGTGGAAATTTAATAATTAAATCTGGAACAACTGCGGCATTAACTTTTAGTGGTGCAAATGTAACAGCAGAAGGTAACTTAACAGTAGATGGTGACTTAGATGTTACTGGAACTCTAGACCTTAGTGATTCAAACTTTACTAATGTTGGCTCTTTACAATTAGACTCAATAGCAGGAGACGGAGATACAAATACTTCAATAACTTTTTCTGGCTCTGATATTATTACAATAGCAACAGGTGGTGCAGGTAGATTAACTATTGGCGATGGAGCATTATCTCCTGTTACTAATAATCAAATAGATTTAGGTACAAGTTCTTTAGAATTTAAAGATGCTTTCTTTGATGGTACAGTAACAGCAGATGCTTTTGCAGGGCCACTAACAGGTAACGTAACAGGAAATGCTTCTGGTACTGCGGCTACAGTTACAACTGCGGCACAATCAAGCATAACAAGTCTTGGAACTCTAACAACTTTAACTGTTGATAATGTAATTACTAACGGAGCGACAATAGGGCATACAGATGATACAGATTTATTAACTTTAGCTGATGGTATACTAACAGTAGCAGGAGAAGTGTCTATGACAACTCTTGATATTGGTGGAACAAATGTAGCAACTACTGCGGCTGAACTAAATTTAATAGATGGTGGAACAGCAAGAGGAACAACTGCATTAGCAGATGGAGACGGAATTTTAATTAACGATGGTGGTACTATGCGAATGACAAATGTAACTACTGTAGCAACATATATGGCAGGTAGTTCTGCTTCAGCAGGGTTTAGTTTAGCAATGGCCGTTGCGTTATGAGTTATAATAAATAGGAGAATGAATGGCACAAGATTTTAGAAATGCAATAGCAAGAGCACAGGGAACTACAGCGGCAGGTATTTTAACAGCAGGAGATTTTGATGCTGTTATTGGTATTCGTTGTACAAATATTTTAACTACAACAATTAAGGTAGATATTTATGTAGTAAGAAGTAGTGCAAACTATTATATCGTTAAAGATACCCCAATTCCACCGGGAGGCTCAATCGAGTTGATACAAGGGGGAGCAAAAATTGTTTTAAAAAATGGAGATGTTCTAACACACGACTGTGATACTGATGATGGATTAGATATCTGGGTAAGTTTTATTGACACAATTAGTGAATAAGGAGAATTAAATGAGTGAAGTAGCAGTAATTAACGGAATACAATATATTGGGTGTGCGGCACCTAATGAAGCTATTGTACAGCATACAGCAGTAATGGATACAATCCAAACAATAGAAGGAAACGCTGTTTTAGCAGGCCCTGTAACATTTCCAAATGTTATGGTAATAGCAGGTAACGTGGTAATAGTATGAGTGTAGAACTAGATGGTGCTAATAATACAGTAAAAACTGATACAATATCAGAAATAACTTCAGCTAACGGTGTAACTGTTGATGGCTTGAGTATAAAAGATTCAAAACTTGTAACTGCAAATTCAGTTATAGAAGCTAATATGAGTGCTAACTCAGTAGACAGTGATTCTTATGTAGATGGTTCAATAGACACAGTACACATTGCTGACTTAAATGTAACTGCAGGTAAAATAGCGGCAGACGCTATCACAGGAGCAAAAATTGCTGATGATGCCATCAATTCAGAACACTACACAGATGGTTCTATAGATACGGCACACCTAGCAGACGGACAAGTTACAATAGGAAAATTAGCTACAGCAGTATTAACAGGTGCAACTGATATAGGTGCCGCAATAGCAGACGCAGATTTACTTTTAGTAGATGATGCGGCAGGTGGTACTTTACGAAAAACAACAGCACTAAGGCTCTTTGACTATATAGGCGGAAAATCTAAATTATTTGAAGGTACATTTGGTTCTCGAACAACGGGTACTATTTCTTTATCATCTATGGGATTTGTCCCTACAGCCGCACATTGTATTTTTGCTCCAAATGCTACAACAAATGCTACTGATGAAGATAATATAAGTATTGGTTTTGCAGTAAAAACTGGTGCAACATCTTCAGCTCATGCAGTTGCTTATAACTATTTACAACAAAGTGGAACAAGTGCTTTTGATGCAAATCCCGATGTCCTAGGAAGATTAGCTTTTGGAAGTGCTACATTTCATAATCTAACTATTACTGCATGGAATGATGATGATTGCACATTAACAAAAGCCGTTAATGGAACACCCGCAGATGTAACTTTAAAATATGCAATTATAGTAACAGGATAAAATATGAAAATGAGATATGCTAAACACAAAACTACTGGAAAAGTTATTGCAACAATGTCTGGAGGGGTTGAATCAAATGCGGCAGATTTACAATCTTTTATAGATTCTGGGTTGGGTTATGATGAATCAGATTTAGATATTGGATATGCAACTAAAGAACAAATAGCTACATGGACAGCAGCTACTGTAACTGATGCAGAAAAAGTAATTATTAAAAGAGTATCAGAATACCCAAGAACAAATATACAATTAGACCAACTATACCACGACATGACTGCGGGAAAACTAGACGCAACTGGCGAATGGCACAAAGCAATTAAAGCAGTCAAAGACGCAAACCCTAAAGGATAACAAATGTCAGAACTAAGATTAAATACAGACGGACACATAGTTAAGTTTGGTGCTGATAATGATGTATCTTTAACACACGTTGCAGATACTGGATTATTACTAAACAGTACAATGCAATTACAGTTTAATGATGCATCACAAAATATTAATGCACCAAGTGCAACTGTACTTGATATTAATGCAACTGACGAAATAGAATTAAATGCTACAGCCGTAGATTTAAACGGTACATTAGATGTAAGTGGAACATTAACCCAAACAGGAGTAGCAACATTTACTGCTAGAGATATTCATAGTTCCGGTATAACTATTGCAAATGCAGGACAAATTGGTTCTGTAGGAGATGCTGATTCTATGGCAATAGCTTCTAATGGAGTTGTAACTTTTACACAAGCACCTGTATTTCCAGATGGTTCACTAGCAGTAGCAGACCTTGATATAGATGGTGCTACAGATATTGGAGCCGCAGTTGTTGATGCTGATTTATTTATTATAGATGACGGAGCAGGTGGAGCAAACAGAAAAGTAACTGCATCTAGAATTAAAACTTATGCAGGTGGTGCGGCAGTAATGAACGATTTAACTGATGTAGCAATGGATATTACAAATTTTGTTGACAGTATTGTTATTCAAACAGATAGCAATGGTTCAGCCCCAACAACAGGAACTTTATCTGGAGCAACAGGAAATGTTGGGATAGGTAAAGATGTATTTAAAACATTAACTTCTGGTACACAAAATGTTGTTTTTGGGTATCAAGCAGGAGATGCTATTACAACTGGTGCTGATAATATTGTTCTTGGTGCTCATGCAGGAACGGATTTAAATACTGGAACTAATAACACTTTTGTAGGTCGTGGTGCAGGTGCATCAATTACAACTGGTAGCAGTAATGTTTCAATAGGACACAATGCTTACAATGGATGTGATGGTGAAGACAAAAATATCTCTATAGGACAGGATGCTCTTGGAGGAGGAATTTCAGGTGGTGAGTTTAATACAGCAGTCGGTATTGAAGCAGGTTTAGTTGTTACAAGTGGGGATGAAAATACATTATTCGGGTATCAAGCAGGAAGAGGTATACTAGCAGGTGCTAATAATACTTGTTTGGGAAGAAATGCAGGAGATGCTATCACAACTGGTAGTAATAATATTTGTATAGGTTCTGGTTCTGACCCTGCTGTAGACAGTCAAAGTAACGGAATTGCATTAGGTTCAGTTACCGCCGCTTCGGATGATTTTTCTTTTGGGAGGTCGAGTAATGTTGTAACAAATGATTTTGATGCTGATGCTGATTGGTCAAGAAGTTCTGATATACGACTTAAAAGAAATATTGAAAGTACAACATTAGGATTAGATTTTATTAATGATTTAAGACCTGTTAAGTTTCAATGGAAACCTTCTTATGAAGTTCCAAAAGAAATGAAAACAGAATATAATGTAGAAAATCAAAAAAATTTAGATTATGTATCTCATGGATTTATTGCACAAGAAGTAAAAGAAGCAATAGATAAGCATGGAGATACAACATTTGGTGGGTGGCATATGGATAAAGTAGATAATGAAACACAACGAGTTAAAAAGAATATGTTTATTATGCCCTTAATTAAAGCAGTGCAAGAATTAACAGCAAGAGTAAAAGAATTGGAGGCTAAATAATGGCACACAGTGATGACGCAACGAAGGCTTGGGTGAGTGCAATACCTACAAAAAATAGTGATGGTAATGTAATTGAATGGTATTGTGAATACAAGTATACTTTGGCAGTTTCTGGTGAGGCAGATTATATTCATACATTTAAAAAAGATGCAAAAATTGAAACACCATCTAAAGCACCTGCTTCTTATACAAAAGCAGAGTTATTAACTTTAATGGATAAACCTCATTGGGATGCTATGTTTAATAAAAAATATACTGTTCACACAACAGCTCAACCAACAATAACAATAGACGCTAGTTTTGATGTTAGTGGATTAAATTAGGAGATATAAATGGCTAGTGAATTAAAAGTAGATACTATATCAGAGAAGACGTCCGGCGGCGGTGTTACTATTGATGGCGTATTATTAAAAGACGGAGGAATTACCGGTGATATACAATTAAGTGGAACAACTCCAAGTTTAACAATTGGTGATGCAGGAGCAGAGGATGCTAAATTAGTTTTTGATGGTAATGCACAAGATTTTTATATTGCTCTTGATGACTCAGCAGATGATTTAATTATAGGTTTAGGTTCAGCAGTAGGTACAACTCCTATGCTATCTTTTACCGAAGCAAAGGCGGCGGCTTTTACAGGTGCTGTAACTATGGCAAGCACTTTAGGTGTTACAGGTGTAGTTACTGGAGCAGGTTTTACTGCAGGTAGTGCCGTTCTCGCAGAAGCTGAACTAGAACTACTTGATGGTCTAACAGCGGGAACTGCTATTGCCTCTAAAGTAGTTACAACGGATGGAAGTATAGACACTTCTGGTCAAAGAAATTTAACAATTAGTGGCGAACTAGATGCCGCAACTTTAGATATTTCTGGTGCAATTGATATTGCAGGAAACTCACAATTTAGTGGAACAGTAACAGTTGGAGTGGACGACACTGGTAAAGACGTAAAATTATTCGGTGCTACAGCTAGTAGTCATTTGCTTTGGGATGAATCGGCTGATACATTAAATCTTGTTGCCAGTACCTTAGGTGTAGGTGCTGTAGGTACAAAAGATTTAGGAGCAGGTATTCATATTAAAACTTCTGATAGCAGTGCAACTGCTAATGCGGCGGCAGATGAATTAGTTATAGAAGCAAATGCTAATAGTGGAATATCAATTCTATCTAGTACATCAACTGCCGGTCGTATTTATTTTGGCGATAGTGGGGATGATGACATAGGACAAATAAGATATAACCACGATGATAACAGTATGAATTTTAAAGTTAATGCTTTAGCAGATTCTTTAGTTATTCATTCTAATGGCATGATAACCAAACCATTACAACCCTTATTTAAGGTACAGCAAACTGGTGCTTTGTCTGTTGCAGATGGACATAATTTATTTTCTACAAACCTAACTGAAGCATATGATGTTAATGCAGATGTAGCCGCAAATGGTCAATTTACTGCACCTGTCGATGGATATTATCAATTTTCATTTACAGTTTTATATAAAAGTATGAGTACAGGAGGAGCTGATGACGCAGTTGCAGATAATTTTGTATCTAGTAATTTAACTGAAACAGGTGCAAGATATGGTAAATTAGATGACGCTATTCTTGTGGATGCTTTTGCACAATCACACGCAACTACTATACTTTTTATGGATGCCAGTGACACTTGTAAAATAGTTCATGCTGATGGGGGCACTATGGCTGTTGAAACAACTGCACTTGCTTCTCATTTTGAGGGACACTTACTACAATAGATGAAATAATCAATCTTAAAGGAGATTAAATATGGCTAAAACAATAACAATACAAATAACCGACTTACAAGAAAATATACTATACAATGACTTACTAGCAACAGTAGTTGCCTTACAATCACAAACTGGAAGTGATAACGAAGGACTGAAAGACTGGGTAGAAGCCGCAGTTGCAGGAAAAATTAATAATTGTTGGAAAAGATTTCAACGAGAGTGGACAACAAAATTAATGAATGATTCTGATTTTACGGATGCTATCCCAAGCAATCAAGCAGACTTTGTTGCTCTAGTTATAGCGAGAGCGGATTATAAAACTAGAACTGAACGAGACGCATAGGAAATATAAATGCTATATGGCACAGGTAGATATTAATTTAAAAAATATTGTAATTATTTTTGGTATTGTTGGAGGATTAATTGGAAATGTTTTTATAGTAGGCAAAATATTTAATCAATTTGAATTACTTAAAGATGATGTTCTTGTATTACAAAGCACAAACAATATCTTACCATTAAGAAATGATATGCTTGAACTAGGTTATAAGATTAAAAGTTTACGATTAGAACTAGACAATGAATTTACAGAATAATGTTAATAGGACACGGAAAAAAAAGGAAGAATGACATATTACATAAGATTACTATTTTTATTAACGATATTAATTTTTGTATCAATAATATCAAAACCAATTTTAGCAGATTCAACAAATGATGACAATGACCAAACAAATACTTCGGGAAGTAACACCCAAATTACAGGTGGCTACACGGCTACTACAACGAATAATAATGATGGTCAGACCAATACAACAACCTCGACCACCTCAAACACAACCACATCAAATGGGAGTTCCATACCTGTAAATTCAGCTAGTGCTCCATCCTATTCAGCTATGAGCCAAGATGTATGTTCAATGGGTATTAGCGGCAGTATTAGTACAATAGGTTTAGGTGCTTCAGTAGGAAAACACGTTAGAGATTTAAATTGTGAACGCATAAAATTAAGTAAGGTATTATACGACTACGGAATGAAGGTAGCGGCTGTGTCAATACTGTGTCAAGACCCTCGTGTTCATGCGGCAATGCAAAGTGCAGGTAGCCCTTGTCCGTGGAATGGAAAAATAGGAAAAAATGCTCAAGCTATGTGGGATAAATATCCAGAGTTAAGACCAGACTATGAAGAATATTTAGCAAAATCAGAGGCAATAGCTAAAGTAGATGAAAGAATTTTAAGAGAAGAAGCTAAAGAATTAGCACGATTAGAAGAAGAAGCAGAAAAGAAAAGATTAGAAGAAGAAAAACTTGCAAAAGAAAAAGCTAAATTAGAGGCAGAAAAAAAAGAAAATGAAAAAATTATTATTATTGATACTATTCCTCTTCCCATTCACAGCAAGTAGCGAAGAACTATCTAAACCAGAAAAAGTTGGAGAGTTATCTTTTCAAGTTGTTAATTTTATTGATATGATGCAGACACTAGAAATAGTTCAGCATGATGATTTATATTACGAAACAAATCCTATACTGGGTAAGCATCCACAGCAACATGAAGTTTTAACATACTTTATGATTCGTGGTGCAATGCATTATGAAATAACTAAATGGTTGCCAGAAAGATTTAGACTTACTTGGTTAACAGTAACATTTTTACCTCAAATACCTTTAATAGAACATAATCACAATTTAGGTATTAGGATAGGATGGTAAAAGGAATACTATTTTACATAGCTTTATTTTTTTTACTTACATCTCCAGAGATTTTTGGAGAAGAAATAAACACAGGTAATATACTAACTAACTCTACTTTTGGTACGGGAACTACCTACTCTTCTGATGGTTGGAATGTATCAAGTGGTACATCTGGTCATAACTATATGAGTATTGCAGGTGGTAATGCACCCGGTGGTACTGTTGCCTCAACTGGTAACACAAATATAAATCAGACTGTTACATTGTCTGAAGATACCAACATGACTACACCAGAAATACAAAATGGTTGGTCGTCTACCATGTCAACAGACATATGGTATTGGCATCAGTATAGTAATACAACAACATTAAAACAAACTATAACTGGGTCTGATGGCTCTACAAGTACACAGAAAAGGGTAATAGAAGATACTGGATGCGGTTCTGTAAATTGTGGTCAATATACAAATTATACTGATAAGTATATTCAAGGTAGTAATACACAAACAGATTTTAATATAAGAGTTGATATTGATAATCTCAATAATAGAGGTGGGCACTCTGGCCCAGATATTGATGATGTACAATTAAATGTAAGTTATACTTATATACCTCCAATTAATGAGGGAACACAGGAAGTTATTGATGATATTGACCAAGATATTATTGATATAATAGATGATATTCCAGAAGATTTTGATTGGGATAATGATGAAATAGTATTTGAAGAAGAATATACTTGGGAAGAAGAGGAGTATACTTGGGAAGATGAGTATATAGTAGAAGATAATTTTTACTTTGAAGAAGAATTAGATTTTGAAATAACAGAATTTGATTCTCCACCAATGTTTGAAGACTTTGAAGAGTTTGACATGGAAGAAATGCCTACAATGGAAGAGGTATTTTTTGAAACAGAATACATGGAAGAGCCTCCAATGATGACGGAGGAAATATTTACAGAAGAGTTTGAAGAAGATTTTACAAGTTTCATAGAAGAGACTGGATTGGAAGAAGAGTTCGAACAGTTTCTAGAAGATGAAGGCATAACAGCCGAAGAATTTTTTGAAGAGATAACTGAGGAGGAGTTCAATGAAGAACTTACTGAGGAATCTTTTGATGAGTTTGAAGAGCCAATGGAAGAAATCGCAACAAACGAAGAAAGCGTACCAGAGGTTATTGAGGATGAAGAAGAGGCAATGGAAGAACCTGCTAAGGAAGAGCCAATACAAGAAGAAAAGGAAGTAGCAAGTAATGAACAAGCCGAAACCAACACTGAGGAAAAAACAGAATCCAGTAGCGAAGGAACTGATGAATCCGAAGTATCAACAGAAGATGGTGGAGAGCAAGAAGAAATACAGTCGGAAGAAAAGGGAGACATTGACACCGACAAGTCTATTTCTAAAACTGTTGCCAAAATAGAAAACAAATTAAAACAAAATTTAAAAAAAGTAGCTAAACAAATAGCACAAGCAACAAAACAGAATACAGAGAACTTATCAAAAGAGGATTTATTTTTTAATAATAACAACTTAAACGCCTATCTCAAAACTGATTTTTATAAATCAAAAGACATTTATACAGATACTAACTTAGATTTTTTTAATCAAATAGATTTGGGTATTTACGATAAAGAAATTTACATTAGTGTAACTTTAACTAGTTATACATTTAATGATGTAGTTGAAATATATAATAGAAAAATACAACAAATTAGTATAAAAAAAAGACAAATATTAGCTGAACTGGAGGCACTTAAACAATGAAAATAGTAGAAAAACTTAGCACATATGCGGCACTCATAGGAGTTATAGGAGCAATCGGTGGAGGCTTTTATACATGGGGTCAATTTAATTTACGACTAGACCAAATAGAAAATAAAGAATTTGTAGTTAACGAGACTGTAGATTTAGCACCTATTATGAAAACAATATCTACTTTAAAAGTAGAGTTAATAGATAGGGTATCTACTGTAGAAGATAAAATTAAACCACAAGATATGACGTGGGTACTTGAGGCTCATATTGCTATAAGAGAAAGTGTTGCTAAAATAAGAGAAGAAATGGCTATGCTTGATATACCTAAAGCTACCAATCTTAATCCCTTAAATAAATTAATTAAAGAGTTAGAAGATAAAGTGTCTGAATTAAAACAACAAGTAGCAATTGTAGCTAAAGAAAATGAGTTGCAAGATATTCTTATGGAAGAAATTAAAGCTAAAAACAGTAACCCACTAGGAGGTTAAATGGCATCAACATTTACAACACGATTACGATTAGAGAAACAAGCTACAGGTGAAAACGCAAACACTTGGGGTGATAAAACAAATGTAAATTTTGATTTAATTGATGAATCTATTTACGGTTATGCAACAAAAAGTGTTGCAGGTTCTTCTAATGTTACTTTAACAAATAGTAATGCTACAGCAGATGAATCAAGACAAAGTGTATTAGAATTTACTGGCACTCTAAGTGGTAACATTAATGTTTTATTACCGACAACAGAATCACGATATGTTATATTTAATAATACAGCAGGAGCTTATACTCTTACCGTAGCAACTACAGGAAATACAGGAACTGGAACAGCAGTTACTCAAGGCTCTCATGCTTTAATGTATAGTAATGGAACATTTGTAAAAGATATATTTGCTCAAGGAATTAATAATTTAACTTGTAAGGGAACTCTTAGTGTTGCCGGTGCCGTATCATTAGATGGTGGTGCTGTAACAATAAATGAGTCTTCTGCTGATGTTGACTTTAGAGTAGAATCTAATGGAAGCACTCACGCACTATTTGTTGATGGTGGAAATAACAGAGTAGGAATACTTAATGCTTCTCCCGGTGTTGCCTTAGATGTAACTGGTGCAGTAACTGCATCAACAACTATTACTGGTAATTTATTTAGTGGTAGCGGAGAAGATATAGCAGACACAGTTCCAACTGGTGGAATTATTATGGCGGGATTTGCGGCAGAGCCAACTAAATCAGATGATTCAACAAAAAGATATTTATTATGCAATGCACAAGCTGTTAGTCGCTCAACGTATTCGGCTTTATTTTCAGCCGTTAGTACAACTTACGGAGTTGGAGATGGTTCAAGTACATTTAATTTACCAGACTTACAAGGCAGGGTGCCTATGGGTTCTGGAGCAGGTTCTGGATTAACATCTAGAACTCTTGGAGCAACAGGGGGAACAGAAAATACAGCAGGTGGAAGTAATTTATCTTCTGGTTCAAATTTTAATTTTTCTATAGTTCAACCATTTTCTGTTGTTAACTTCTTTATTGCAACAGGGAAATAATGAATGCCAATTACAAAAATACAATTTCAACCGGGATTTGATAAACAAAATACTGATATTACATCTAAAGGTAAGTGGATTGATGGAGATAAAGTTAGATTTCGTTATGGTTATCCAGAAAAAATAGGTGGATGGGAAAAAGTATCTACCACTACATTTATAGGAGTTGCTAGAGCACAGTTAGCTTGGAATTCATTAGATGGAACAGCGTATGATATTTTTGGAACACATAAAAAATTATATGTTTATAGTGAGGGTAACTTCTTTGATGCTACACCACAACGGTCAACAGCAGATTTAACTAGTGCTTTTACAACAGTAAATGCTTCGTCTTTAGTTACAATAACACACTCTTCTCATGGAGCAACTGAGGGTGACTATGTTACTGTATCTAGTACAAATGCGGCTACAGCAGGTATATCAGCGGCTATTATGGATGGTGAATACGAAATAGAATCTATTACAGATACAAATAATTATATAATTGATGTAAGCACTAATGCTACATCGGCTGTATCAACAACTAATAACTGTACAGTAACCTATGAGATAACGGCAGGAAGAGACAGAGCTTTATCTGGTTATGGTTGGGGAACAGGAACTTGGGATTCATCTCAAACTTGGGACACACCAAACACATCAGATTCAGTTACTATTGGATTAAGAAATTGGAATTTAGATAACTGGGGTGAGGATATTATAGCTTTAGATATAGATGCAGGAATTTATCTTTGGAATACATCTGGCGGAATATCAACGGCATCAAATGTAGCTTCTGCTATTACTAATGCTCCAACAAAATCTAAGTTTATGATTGTATCAAATCCAGATAGACATTTAATTTGTTTTGGAACGGAAACAACTATTGGAACTACATCAACGCAAGACCCGATGTTTATAAGATGGTCAGACCAAGATGATTTTAATGACTGGACTCCATCGGCAACTAATTCATCTGGCTCTCAGCGTGTTACTGGTGGTAGTAAAATTGTTACAGCAATTAGTACAAGGGGACAAATATTATTTTTAACTGATACATCGGCTCACGGTATGTCTTTTATTGGTGCACCATTTACATTTGGTTTTCAAAAATTAGGAACTAACTGTGGTGCTGTAAGCCCACACTGTGCGGTTGATATTAGTGGTTTAGTTTACTGGATGTCATCAGATGGATTTTATATGTTTGATGGTACAGTGAGAAAAATGCCATGCTCTGTAGAAGATTTTGTTTTTGATAATATAGATACAACTCAATCAGAACAAGTTTATGCAGGTTCAAACTCTGCATATGGAGAAGTAATATGGTTTTATTGTTCTACAGCATCTAATCAAATTGATAGATATGTAATTTATAATTATCAAGAAAAATTATGGTATACTGGAAGTTTAGATAGAAGCACATGGATTGATTCTGGCACTTATCCTTTACCTTATGCTACAGAATATGATGGTACAGATTCACTTCTTTATGTTCACGAAAGTGGAAAAAATGATGATGGCTCTACTATGACATCTTTTATTGAGAGTGGAGATTTTGATATTGGTGATGGCGATGACATGATGTTTATAACAAAATTAATACCAGATTTTAAAGACCAAGTTGGTAATGTAAATATAACATTAAAGTCTCGTTATTTTCCAACAGAAACACAAACATCTAAAGGCCCATTTCATTATTCTACATCGGGAACAAAAATTAATCCTCGAACGAGAGGAAGACAGGTTGCCGTTCGTGTTGAGAGTAATGGATACAATGGAATTAATGATGATGCATTAAATGAAGATTGGCGTTTTGGTACTTTTAGATTTGATGTTCAGCCAGATGGAAAAAGATAATGAGTAAAATTACTAATGTAAGATTACCTCAACCGTCTCAAGAATACAATGTTCAACAACAGAATGAACTTGTAAGGGCAATTGAAACAATTATACTTACACTAAATACAAGTTACACAGCAGAAGAAAACAAACTAGTAGCAGAGAGAATGACTTTTCTGTTAGGAGATTAAATGGCAACAACAAATACATATAAAAATGCAAAAGCTATTTTAAGGGGTAATACAACTATATATACTACTCCATCTTCTGGTATAGCTATTCTTAAATCTATTAGAGTATCCAATGAAGATACAGGAAACGACCAGAGTGTTACAATTACAGTTACTGATACTAGTTCTGTTGAGTACACTCTAGAGACAAGCAGAATAATACAGAAGGGAACTTCGGAAGAATTATTAAATAGTTATTCATTTTCTGCTTCACCAATAATTTTACAATCATCAGAGATTTTAAAAGCAACATCAACTGGAAACAATTTACATATAATAGTATCAATACTGGAGATGACATAATGGGATTATTTGATTCAATAAAAAAAATTGCAAAAATAGCGGCACCAATAGTAGGTGCGGGTATTGCTAACTCATTACTCCCCGGTTCAACTTTTTTTGCATCAGCTTTAGGCGGTGGCATTGGCTCTCTATTAACAGGAGCAAAACCCGGCGAAGCATTAATGACTGGATTAACAGCAGGTGCGGGTGGTAAACTAGGTGCTAAGTATCTTGGTGGATTAGGTAAATTTGGAATTCCTCTAGGAGCGGCGGCAGGTGCAGGTTTAAGTGCTTTTTCACAAATGCAACAAAAAGAAATGATGGATAAAATGCGTAACGCATATCCAGACAGAGATGATGCGGCATTACAAGAATTAGTTTTACAACAGATAGCAACTGCTCCTTCTAATTATGAGGGATACGAAGATATGCAAGTGCAAAGTAATTTAATTCCAAAAGTTGCTGAAGGTGGTATTATGGATTTACGTCAAGATGGAGGATTAACTCTAGGGCCGGGAACGGAAACCTCTGATGATATTCCTGCTATGTTATCCGATGGTGAGTTTGTTATGACAGGAGCGGCAGTAAGAGGATTTGGAAATGGTAGTAGACAAGCGGGTGCAAAAAAATTATACAGCATGATGCACCAAGCGGAAAATAATGCTACAGGTTAAGAGACCAAGATACGATGAATTAAAAGAAACACTACAGTTA